CGTGCCGTCCTTGTTCATCTTCAGATAGTGCAGGGCGACGCCGTGCCCGCGGAGAAGGTGCACGACATATTCCCCTCGTTGGTGCAACTTGCCCATCGCGCCCCATGCACAGATCACAATGCCAGCGCCGGCTACAGATTGGAGGATGGCCGCATCGTTGTCTGGCCCGACCGGATCCCGGTGGCCACGAAGCGCCGCCGGGTCTGTCGACATCAGTGCGAAGATGTTGGCAACGCGCACCCCGCCGAACCCCATCGCCCTGGCTCTGCGCTCGCAGCGCTCGACGGTCGGGTCGTTCTCGGTTTCGTCGGCTGTGCTCGGGTTCAGCATCACGAAAACAGCGGATAGCGACGAGCGATCCCACTGCCGCCACAATTGGTAGCGATACTTCCGGCATGGCGAAAACGCAGCGCCTGTCAGCGTTCTCATGCTGCCTCCTTGAGCTTGTTGTGTCATAGCGCTCATTTCTTCACCCTTAATCCACGCATGCATGTGTCAATAACATGCTGCGGCGTGAGCGACAGCAGGTCGCCGTCTTCGTGCTCCGCCCAAATGTGGATCACACGCAGCGCGCTTCTCATTTTCAGCGTGTGCTTTAGAGCGCTGTCCACATTGTCATGCCCGAACTGCCGCAGCAGGCGTTTCGTTTTCTTCTTCACGCCGTCACCCTGCCTGAAAGGTATCTAGCGTAGGCGGCATCATCGCGCCACGATCTGTGAATCGTAGTGACGCCATCCGGCGATAGGAAAACCTGCCCGCCAGCAGTGTTGCGCAACCACTTCCCGCGGCTTGAGTCGCCACAAAGCTCTTTCGCGCCACCGGCGGCGATTGTGGCAGCCATTGCTTCAGCGTTCCGAAGCGCGGCCTTCCTGCACTGCTCTGCTTTTGCTTCCCTGCTGCGCACAAGGCCGTAGTTTTTTGCCGCGAGCGCGATCTGTTTTTTGCTCAGGCCGAGCCTTTCCGAAAGCTCTCCGGTGTCCGCTGTCGCATATTCGGCGACGATAATCGCCCGCTCTGACGGGGTTATCACGCGCAGATTTGAGCGGCGGCTTGGGTCTATCAGGCCAGCGTCCGCCAAGTGCCGCAGACGGCTGCAGACCTTGTGCTTTGATAGCAAAAAAGTTTGCATCAGCACATCTAGCGATGCGCCTTTCTTGCGTGCGGCGACAATCAGCGGGTCGAGCTTTTGCCAGTCCGGCTCACCGGACGGTAATAGATATGTTGGTGTGCTCATGGTCAGAAAGGGATGTCGTCATCCATCTCGTCGAACGTCTGGTTCTTCTTGGCCGGCGCGCTCTGCGCTGCCTGCCGCTCCGTTCGTGGTGCCTGGCGCTGATCGCCGTCGTTTTTGCTGCCGATCAAATCCAGCTCGCTGACGCTAACCTCAAGCGACACCTTTGTTTCGCCGTCCTTGTTTGTCCATTCGCGCAGGTTGACCGATCCGCTGATGCCGACCTGTTGGCCTTTGATGAGGTACTGCGCCACCTTGGTGCCGCGGTCGCCAAACATCGCGCAGCGCGGCCAAAGAGTTGACTTCTTCTCGCCGTAGCCAACATCGACGGCAACAGAGAATTCAGTAACGGCGGTGCCGTTCGGGAGGTATTTCTGATCGGCGTCACGGCCAAGGCGGCCGGTGAATGCCCATGCGTTGAGACTCATTTTCTTGTCCTTTTTGTACGGTGGTGGTTAAGCGGCTTTGAGCTTGGGCGTGGTTGTCGCCACGCCGCCCTCGATCCAGACCGCATCAATGGTGTCGGGCAGCTTGGTCGGCTTCGCCTTCAGCGTGGCGAACAGCAGCGCTGTGTCGATCTGCCCGGACGACGCCAATTCGTCCATCCAAAAAAGCAAATCCTCGCGGGCGGCCAAGTCGAGCACGTCGACGCGGTCGAGCAGGATCATCTTTTCGCCGGACAGGTGCGCGATCGTCTCGGCGATCATGGCGTCGGCGCGCCACTGCTCTGACTCGGAAAGCAGAGCGTACGGGCGACCGTCTGCGGCGATTTCCATGTCTTGTGTGATGGTGACGATCGGCCATTCGGTGGCGAAGTGGCTATCAGCAAGTCGTGAATTCACCGGACCAAGCGCCTCTCCGAGCATTTGTCCAGGAATCCCGTCCGGCGCCAGGGCCGCGGCGACCGTTTCCCACTGCTGCACGTCGATATGGTGCTGCACGGCTTCGGCGGTGCGCTTGTCGGCCAGCTCTGCGGCGCGCTCTATGTCTTCGAGCAGGCGTAGTGACTTCTGAAGTTCGGTGCGCTGCTGCTTCAGCTCGTCGGTTGCCGCCTTCAGCGTGTCCATTTCGCCGGTGTTCGGGGCTTCGGCGAGTCCGGCGTCTTCGATCTCCGCGAGCGCCTGTGCTGCTGCGTCCGCGGCGGCGATGTCGCGCTGTCCGTTGGCGACGCACCGGCGCATGAGGTCGGCTGCGTCCTGATACTCGCGCAGTTTGCCGGCGGCTTCGTGATCGACCGGCGGCGGGGCGCTGTATTCGACCAGAGCGCCGTTGACGTGATCGTGTCGTAGTACGGTGGCACAACTCGGGCAGGTGTAGGTCGGCTCGTCCGGCATGCGCTGGCCGGCCGCTTTGCCGGCTTCTGCGACCTTTGCTTCCCATTGCCTCAGCTCGGACTCGTCGCGCTTGATCTTGTCGGCGATGCGCGCATAGGCGCCGGCCTTCTCGCGCAACTCGGCGAGCCTTCCAGCCTGCTCTGCCGCACGCTTGGCGTGGCCAGCCATGTCGCCGAGCTTGCCGGTGTTGGCTTCAAGCTGTGCCTCCAGCCGCTCAAGCGCTTCCCTGGTGGTTGTCAGCTTCGCCCCCGCCTGATCTGGCTTTGATGCCTTCCACGCGGCGGCCTTGACGGCGCCGTAGGTTTCCCCGGTGATTGCTCGCCATGCGGACTTCGCGTCGCGCGCTTTGGCCTGCGCTTCCTTGTGCGCCGCGTCGCTGCCGGCGCGCAAATGTGGGGCGATGATTTCGACTTTGGCGGCATCGCAGCCGCGTTCGAGCATGCGCTTCGAAACCTCGGCGCCGGTGATCGATAGACCAGTCAGCGAGAACAGGAACTGCCTGCGCTCGTTGGCGTCCAGCCGAGCGAACCGCTGCGCATCGAGAACGAACGGCAGCAGTTCGGACGGGCGGCGGTTGCCGGTGTGCTCGTGGGCGCCGTTAGGCAGGGTGATGGCAGACCGCCCGCCGTCGTGCTCGACGACCGCGTAACCAACGTCGGCGCCGTCGCTCACCAGTTGCTTGTAGTTCTTCTTGAGGCTGACGCGCGAGGGCTCGCCGGTCAGTGCCATGCGCACGGCTTGGGAAATGCTTGACTTGCCGGAATGGTTCGCCCCGCAAACCAGCAAAACGTGGCGCGAGAGTTTCACGTCGACGTCGACGGCGCCGACGAAGTTAGCGGTCTTGATGGCTGAGATTTTCATGCGTCGCTCCATTGTTCGTCGGTCAGTTCAGGGCGGCTATCAACGTGCCCATCAACTCGGCACTTTTGCCCTGGCATGAGAATTGTTGGACTGCGCTTCGGAGAAAGCTGAATGCACGATTGGCATGGCTGTCCGTATTTCGCGCGCAGGCGTTTCTTGTGGTTTGCTAGCGCCTTCATGTCGTCAATCGAATCGCTCATCTGCAATTCCTCTTGTGCGCCTTGCGGCGCTTGGCCTTGAGTGCTGCGCGTTTGGCGGCGGCGACCGTTGTGCGGCGCTTGCGGCTGCCGCTCGTGCTCGTGGCTTCTTGCTGCTCGTCGGCGAGCGTCGTCGCAATGTCAAATTTGTGTCGCGCCAAGGCGACGATCGGAATTGACGAAGCTGCCGCTGCTAGGGCGGAATAGAACCTCATGAATAACATCATTCAACCCCCATCGAGCCGCGCTCGCCGCGCTCTCGGCGCTGGCGAGCAGGTGGCGCTTGCCGTTGCTGTTCCCGCTGCTCGTCCGCTTCCGCGGCGCGCGCCATCGCCTCGTCCTCTTCCGACCAGTCGCGTTGTGCTGGCTCTGCTTCGCGCTTCGGCATCTGCTGCGGAACGGTCTGGGGCTGCTTCTCTTCGATCTGAGGTGGCTCCTCGCGGATTTCTCCGGTGTCCTGGTCGACGTCTCGCGGCGCGTCGTCCGGCAAAATCGAGTAGTCACCGTCCATGGCGTCTGTATGCTGGTCCTGGCCGGCAGCCGCCATGCTGTCAAGGGCTGAAGCAGTCTGGAATTCGACGGAAAGCGGCAAGAACTTTGCGAGCCTCCGAATCACCGTCTTGCGTCCCATTTCGACAAAGTGCGCGGACCAAGGGTGAGCCGCCTCTTTTTTGTACTTCACTGCCTGCTGAAAGCCCTGCGATCCGTCTCGGATGGTCTCGACCTGATGCCGGCTCATGAACTCGAAGCAATGGCCGCCGTCCTTTAGCTTGGCCACGGCATAGAAGCCGATGACTTCGCCACGATCGCCCATTGCCGGGGTGTGGTTCAGCTTTTCATCCAGGCCGTAGACCAGCTCGAATCGGTCGTGCTCGCAGACCTCGTGCGCCGCAATGCTGACGATCTGGCCGGAGCGGCGCGCAAGGTCGATCAGGCCTTTGTAGCCAATAATTACCTGGACGGAGTTGACCCAGCGCTCGTTGCCGTTTGCGTCCTTGCGCTTGGTGTTGAACGGCACAAGGTAGGCGTGGCCAAGAACCGTGTTCGGCTCAAGGCCCATTTGCGCGCACTGGCCGATGGCGCCGACAAGGCTGGCAACGTCGCACTTCGCAAGCGCTGGCGTCGTCGTTGCGGCGATCTGCGCGACCTTCAGCAGGCGTTCGGCGTTCAGGTGCTTCGGAAGCATCTTGGCAATCTCGCCAGACTTCTGCTTGAGCAGGTAAGCAATCTGCTCCTTCGGTTTCATGTCGGCAAGGCGTTGCTGCTGTTCTTGGCCGGTGGCAACAGCTTTGAGTGCAGATGTGGTCATTTTTCGTAACTCCTACTTGATCAACAGCGGGCGGTTGCCGGCTGTCGTGGTTGTGAACTTCTTGATGTGTTCAGCGGCCGGCGACAGGTCGAGATACGCGGCCTGCCAGTCGGTTTTCTGGCCGGCTTTGTTGTTCTTCCAGGTGGCTACCCGCTGCCCGCCGTGGATGACCGTCGCAGCGCTTCCGATGCGCAGCTTTATCTGGGTTTCCAAGAGGGATGCGCACGCCGCGAGTGACTTGGCGTCTTGTTTGTTGGCCTTCAGCGCCTGGCAGAGCGACAGCAGCTCTTCGTCCGCCTCGATAACAGCGCCGTCGTCTTTCGAGTACATCCACCGCACGTCCTCGGCAGTTTCCGGCGGCGGCGGATTGCGCGACTGGACGCGCTGCCAGAACTCCAGCTCTCTGGCGCGAATTCCGGCGATCGTCTCTTCGTCGCGCTCGATCCAGTACACGCGCGGGCGGTCGTCGAAGCCGGTAAGCGCGGCCACCACGGCGCGGCGCCGCGGCTGGATCATCAAGCCGTGCATCACTTGGGCGGCGTAGTAGATCGGGATGTCGTCGGTGTCCTGCTCTCCCCACAGCTTCGCGGCGAAGGGGCTCACGGTTTTTGCTTCGCCGTTGACCCGCTCGCCGTCGATAATCAGCTCCATGTCGATTTCTGCTGCCAGAAACGGGAATACGGTATCTGCATAGCGCTGGTTTTGTGCGACCACTTCAACGTCGTGGCCGCGGTCGCGCAGCTCGTCAACGAGCATTTCAACGACGATTGGCTCCCAGCGCTTGCCGCGGGCGAACAGCTTTTGCTTGTCGGCCGGCGTTTCTTCCTCAACGTCGGCGCCGATCTTCTCTTGATAGAGGGCAAAGGCGCTCTTCCATGGGCTGACACCAAGGATTGAGGCCACGTCGCTGCCGCCGATGTAGGCCGCGCGGTCTGGGGCGTTGGTGATGATTTCGGGTGCGTTCATGTCAAAAATCCTCGCAACTGGAGAGGTGGCGCAGGCTGCCTTGTGCCGCTATCCTTTCTGCCCGGGTATTCGCCTCGCGTTGGCAATACGCCTCGGCGATGGTCCGCGCGGCGCGGCAGAATTCGTGCTCGTTGCCGGCCTGCAGCTGGTCGCAGGCATCAACCCAAGGCGTCTGCCCCTCGATCTGCTCGCCGATGGCGAGAGCGATGTTCTCCGGTGCAAGCGGGTCGAGCGGCGCCCCTGGAACCTGTAGGCGCTCGGCGAGGTCGTCGATGTCCGGAGCATCCGGATCCGGGTGGCAGGCGCTGAATATTGAGTAGCCAACGTCGCCGGCGCCTACGGTTACGGTGTTCGCTCTCATTGCAGCAGCTCTGAAAGTGGGCCAAACAACGCCGCGAGCAGGACGATTGCCAGCACCAGCGCAGAGAAAATACCTACAGCCTTGTCTCCGCTCGTCAGTTCCGGGCGCGGAGCGACCAGCAGTCGCTGCTCTGCCGGCGTCAGGTTGCACGCCTTGATCGTCTCGGCGGCAACTTCGGCCCATGCGTGCGCTGTGCCGTACAACTTCTGGTCGAAGGCTATGATTGCAGCCTCGAGCGCCAGGCGTCCGCGGCGGTCGCGCGACTCGTCAATATCATTCATGGCCAATCCTCCATTTTTGCGCCTCGTCTTCCAACTCTTTCAGTGAGCTAATCGCCCACTTTGTCAGCGGCCAGATAGAGAGGATGGCCACAACAAGAAGCGCGAGAAACACATTTGCAACGGTCATTGCTATACCCTCCGCTGGTTGTTTGGTGCCGGTCTTTCCCGGCTGTCTGGCTTCTTTCGTTTGTGTGCCTTACGCCAGCCGTTCGGCGCTGGTCCCGTGCTGCTCAGTGACTGCCGGCTGATCAGTTTTTCCCGCTGATCGCAATGCCTTGTAGAGATGTTCAATTAGCCTCGTGATCCCACGAGTAGGGTGCCGGCAGTCTGTAGAGAGCACCCGGAGCGGGAGCCGATCTCCGTCCCGTTGGCCAAACGGGCAGGCTTACATCGGGGCGCCCTCTACGGACTGTCTGCTGTAAAGCCCCTCGGCGGCAGCGTCGCTTTGTTGATAGCGCCACTTTTGTCGGGCTGGTAAGGGCCGCCCACTACACCGCCGATGGTTCGTTGCTCATTGCGCCATGTGCGCGCACAAGCTCATCAACTCCGCCTTGTTTGTTTTCCAAAACTCCAACGCTCTTTGATCCATCGCGGATATTTTCGAGTCGTCGAATCCGGCCCACCCCGTATGCGAGAAGGTCTTGCAGCCAATCGTCATTTGCTCTCTTGTTATGCTCACGCCCCACGGTTGTTTATGCAGGTAGAGCGATCCGCCGATGCTTGTCGGCAACGTGATGCCGGCCAGGTCGCATCCTCTCAGGTAGAGCGATCCGCCGACGCTTGTCAGCAACGTGATGCCGGCCAGGTCGCATCCTCTCAGGTCGAGCGATCCGCCGACGCTTGTCGGCAACGTGATGCCGGCCAGGTCGCATCCTCTCAGGTCGAGCCATCCGCCGATGCTTGTCGGCAACGTGATGCCGGCCAGGTCGCATCCTGTCAGGTCGAGCGATCCGCCGATGCTTGTCGGCAACGTGATGCCGGCCAGGTCGCATCCGCTCAGGTCGAGCCATCCGCCGTCATACGCATCAATTATTTCTTGTGCTGTTTTCATGATTCCTCATGGTTGGTTGGCTGCCAGCGGTATCGCCTTCGCCTCATCTGCCGTGGCAGCGTCTTGCCTGGGCTGATTGCCCCGCTCGGGGGTTTTGCTGGCGTGCCGCGGTGTGTTGCGGCATGGGGTAATTCTACGGGTGTAGATTATTAGATGTCAACGCCTGTAGAATTTTTCAACAAAAGAAAGCCCGCACGCGGCGGGCTCAGTCATTGGTCGTTTGAAGAGGTGGCGCCGACCTCTCCCAGCTCCAGCTGCTCAAGACTAAGGCCCAGGCCTCTGGCGATTGTCGTCGCGTACTTCGACCGCTGGCTGTCCCGATTTTCGAGCGCGCTGATGGTGCCAATGTCGACGCCGCAAAGGTCTGACAACTGGTCTAGCGTGAGGCCCTGACCTTCCCTGTGTAGCCGTATGTTCTTTCCGAGTGCCATGATCTAAACCTAAACAAATGTAGAAGGGCAGGCAAATACAAGCGTTGACTTTGTGATTTCTACACGCGTAGAATTTCGCTCATGAACGCAATCTCAAGAGCAATAGAATTGATCGGCGGGCCTTCGCGCACAGCGGCCCTGCTTTCCGTGACGCCGCAAGCTGTGTGCTTTTGGCGCGACGGCAAGAGATCACTTCCCGCGGAACACTGCCCAACAATCGAGCGCGCCACCGGCGGCGCCGTGCGCTGCGAGGATCTTCGCCCCGACGTGGAATGGTCTGTGCTGCGGCGAACGACCGCGGACGAGGCCGCCCTGTGACCTGCGCCGAGCGCGGCGAGGATTTTTCGATTTCAACCATGGCCGCCGATCTCCTGGAAGAGAAGCTGCTGGGAAGAACGCACACGATAAAACTAGCCGCGGAGCGCCTTGCTCGCGCGGGATTTTCAGGGAGAGACGGGGAGTGAGCAACGTCATTGGCCAGCATCCTCGCCGGCAGGGTGACTGCCGAAACGCAACGGCCAACGATCCGATGGTCAGCGTCAAGAGCTACCCGTGGACGTGCCGCAGCTGCGGAGAACGCAGGCACGGCACCGCAGGCCGCAAGAAATGGCGGGGCGGCGAGGGCTGGAAGTGCTCCCAATGCGTGGCGTCGGCGTGATGTACGACATCACTGTCGTAACGCTGATCGACCAGGGCGGCCGGCGCGAAGCGGCTGACCAGAT